GGGGCAGTTCATGAGCGCCCTTGGTCGCACCCAAAATGCGCAACAGGCCCGCAGCGTGTTGGCGCTGGGGTTCCAAGATCCGCTGGTGTCCAAAGCCATCGGCAGGTTCACCACGCCAGAACAAGCCATGGCCGGCGTGCCGGATGACCCGGCGCAATTCAACGATTGGCTGCGGACTCAGGTTCTGGCGCCTGCGGAGCGGTTTAAAGAGCGCACTGTCGCCCAGCGATACATTTCTGCGGGCCAAGGGCGTATGTTTGACACGCAAACCGGGTCGTACGTTGATATGCCTGCGGCAGAAGCGCCGGCAACAACGGGTGTTGCGGCGCCCGTTGCCCCAGCCCCGCAAGGACGTAATCGTTACATTACGGCCGGCGGCGCCGTGTACGACACTGTGGACAAAAAGTGGCTGCTTGTGCCAGAAAAAACCGGCGTTGGAGTGGGCGGCGCAACTAGCGGCGCAGCGCCTCGCCCCATGACGGCCCTGCAACAGCAGCGTCTTGAAGAACAGGGCAACGCAAGGCAAACGCTTTCTGAAGAATTGGCTACGGTTCTCGGTTATTACGAGGACTTGGAAAAGCAGAAAGCTATGGTTAGCACCGGACGCGCTGCAGGCGAAAACGTCATTGCTGCGGCGCGCGCCACCGGTGTTGGCCAAACGGTAGAGCGAGCCATTGGAACGCAGGCGCAAACCCTGCGCGACAACATTGCAAACTCAAAATTCAGATTGATCCGTCACATTGCCGCAATTACTGGCGCATCTTCCAAGACCATGGACTCCAACCGAGAGTTGCAAAACTGGTTGGATGCCATGACAAATGTCGGCCAATCAATTCAGACTGTGCGCGAAACTCTCGGAAGACTTGACCAGGTCATTGCTTCTGTTCGTGGCCAACAAGAGCGAGAAGACGCGGCAACTGGGCGGCAAACCGCGCCCGCGCCCACGCCGGCGCCTGCAGCGCGCTCGGGTGCTCCAGCGCCTGCACCTGTCCGCACTGGTGGCGCGCGCCGCGAGATTGCTCCCGGAGTCTTCGTGACTGAGAGGCCGTAATGCCCAAGTACGCGCTTGAAATCGGCGGCAAAACCTACGACATCGAATCCGAGCGCCCGCTGTCGGATTCCGATTTGGCAGCTTATGCTCGCCAAATTGCGGTTCCGCAACAAACCGCGCCCGCAGCGCCCCCGGGGCAGATTCCGGGCGCCGGGCCGCATCGCGCTCCGCCAGAACAACTTCCGGGGCCGCGCAGCAACCCATTGGTTGATTTTCTTGCCGGCGCAGTTCGCGGCGCGGGATCCATCGGCTCGGTGTTGGTTGAAGCCGGCAGGACTGCGCTGCCAGGGTCTATGGGCGGCGCGCCGGCTGCTACGTTTTTGCCCCGCGTAGCGCAACGCGGGCAGGACATCTCCGCTGGCTTGAAGTCTTTGATTGGCGCCGACCCAGAAAGCCTAACGTTCCGCGGCGGCAAACTTGCCGGCGAAGTTGCAGGAACGATGGGCGTCGGCCCCGCCATGGCCGGCGGGGCGCGAGCTATGGGCGCAGGGGCGCCTATTGTTGAGGCGCTGAAGTTTGGCGGTATGACGCCCACAGCGGCGCCCACGGCGCTGAGTGGCGCGGCCGCGCGGCTTGGGGGCGGTGCGGCAGTTGGTGGCGCTAGCGGCGCGCTGATAAGCCCCGAAGACACAGCAACATCAATAATGCTTGGCGCTGGGTTGCCGACTGTCCTTGGGCCAATCAAAGCCGTGGCAGGCGGCATCAACCGCGCGGCCATTCAGCCGCTATTTGACCCATCCAGCACCGCCAGAAACGCCATGCTGGGCGCGTTGGGCGGCGACGCTCAGCAGGCCATTAATGCCCTTCGCGCAACGCAAGGAATGGAAACAACGCCGGGCTTCCGACCAACGCTGACTGAGCGTTTGATTGAGGGCGGCGTAGCCACGCCCACGATAGCGGCAATAGAAACGCGCCTAGCGTCTTCTTCGCCTGAGGCGAACCGGCAAATTTACGCCGCAGCGCAAGAGCGCGTTGGGGCGCTGCAGGGCCAGCTTCAACGGGTTGAGCAGCAGTTGCAACAGCAGGCCGGCGCGTTGCGCCCAGAGGCTCAAGTGCAGTTGCGGGCCGTGCGCGATCAACTGATGCAGGGCTTGGCGCAAGCGCGCAAAGAGGCCGCAGACGCGCAGACGGCTGTTGCCGGCGCGTTGCCGGATGTGTCGCAAATTCGCATCGGCGGCGTTTTGTCTGATGCGGTGGAGGGGCAACTTCAGCAGGCGCGCGGGCGCGTTACTGCGCAGTATACCAAGGCGTTTCAACTTGCCGGAGGTGAGCCGGTAATTCCGTTTGCTGGTGTCGTTGAGCGCGCTGGGGTTCTGCGCGACCAGCCCCTACAGGAGCTTAAAGGTCTTGCGCCCGAAACCGCCAAAGTGCTGCAACTATACGGGGCCAAGGTTGCGCCGCCTGCGCCTTTGGGTCGAGGCGAGGTGTCCAAGCGCATCATGGTTCAACAGCCTGAACCGCTGCCACCCAACGTGACGCTGGAGCAAGCGTCCGCACTAGGCCAGGCGCTAAACATTGACTACGCTGCGCTGAAGGGCTCAACTGATGCAGCGTCCAACATTGCCCGCGCCAACATCAACAAGATGCGCGCCGAGTTGGATGCGGCCATCTCAAAAAGCGGCCTGAGCGACGAAGCCAAAGCTGCCTACATTACAGCCAAGCAGGCGCACGCTACCCAAGTAGCCGAACGGTTTTACACCGGCACCGCCAGCAAGTTGTACCGCGAGGGCGGCAGCAAAACGCCGCTTTTGGCCGACGAGAACATTGCCAAGACCGTGCTGCAGACTGAAACCGGCGCACGCGATCTACTGGCGGCCATTGGACCCGATCCGGCGGCAAGGCAATCACTGGCGCAAGGCATTGAAGACCTGTTCCGACGCGAAATTGTTGACCCTGCGACAAAAGTTGTTCGCCCCGATGCGGCGGCAAACTTCCTGCAAAAGTATGGCCGTCAGATTGACATGGTTGGCGGTGACTTGCGCCAGCGACTGTCGCAAGTGCAAGCCGACGCTAGCAAGTCTGCGGAAGCGTTCAAGCGGATTGAGTCCATTGGCAAAGAGGTGGGCAAGCGTACTGCAGGGGAGGTGGTGGACTATGCGCTGCAGAGCCCGGGCAACATGGACATGGTGCGCCGCAGAATTGGCTCGGACGCTCAAGCTGCGCTGGCTCGAGAAGTTGCCGATAGGGCGCTTGCGCCGCTGAAAGCTGGTGATGCAGATGCTGCGGTTTCGTTCTTGACCAAGAACGCCGCCACAGCCCGCGTTGCTTTGGGCAAAGGCGCCTATGATGATTTGCTGCAACAGGCGCAGTTTGGTCAAGAGGTCGCCAAGCAAGCCAAAAGCCTGCAGGCGTTTGGAAAGGATGTGCAGGGCGTTGTGTTCACGCGCACGCAAGGTTTCACGCCGCAGCAATTAACCGACCTGTCGCTGGTGGCTAGGGACATCAAGCGCGCAGAGGCTGCGGCGGCGCTGTCAAGGCAAGGCCGCGCCACAGCGGCGCCCGATGTTTCCGAGCTTGCCACGGAGGCTGCTGAGCAAGGCGCGGTGTCTGCGCGCAAGTTCCCGCAGCTTCTCAGCCGCGCAGCAACTGTTGCCCGAAATACTTGGGTCAACCTCGAGGGCAGAATCAATCGACGCGCCGCCGCAGAACTGGTCACGTTGATGTACAAAGACCCTGATGCCGCGATTGCTGCGCTAGAAAAAGCGCAGATGCGCGCCACGACGCAAGCCAAAGGGCCTGGAATCATCAGCCGCGCTGGGGCGCAGGCCGTCAGAATTTCCGGCTCTGAGCCGTCACGCCCCAACACTCTCGCCACCCAGCCCACCAACGCCCTCGCTCCATGACCCCCCGCCCAGCCCGCCACATCATCGCCTGGTTCCTGCGCCGCTTCGGCTTCGCAGGCGTGGCGCTGGCGCCGTGGGGGATTTACATCCTCCCGGAGCATCTGGCGAACCAGCGTCTGACTAGGCACGAAATCGCCCACTGGCAGCAGTACAAGCGCATGGGCCTTCTGCGATACTACGTCACGTACCTGTGGGGCTTGGTGCGCCACGGATACCGCAACCATCCAATGGAAATTGAAGCCCGTGCGGCCGAACATCAGCCATGAGCCTGACGATGCAACAGAAAGCCGACATCGCCGCCGAAGCCGCCAAGGCATCGCCACCAGTTGCCGTCGTGGGCGCGACTGTGGCGGGGATGCCGATCAATGACCTGGTGCTGTGGGTCACGCTGATCTACCTGGTGCTGCAGATCGGCTTCCTGCTGTATCGCTGGGGCAAGATGCACTTCCAGCGCGCGCCGGATACTGAATGAAAGCCCGCATCGTCATCGGCGCCCTGACGCTCTCTGCGTCCGCTTTGGTCGGTATTGCCGTCCATGAGGGCTACCGTGGCGAGGCGTATACCCCAGTCAAGGGCGATGTGCCGACCATCGGCTTCGGCACCACTGACGGCGTGAAACCCGGCGACACCATCGAGCCTGTGCAGGCGCTGGTGCGCAAGCTCGCCGACGTGCAGCGCTTCGAGGGTGCGCTCCAGCAGTGTGTGCGGGTGCCGCTGCATCAGCACGAGTACGACGCCTTCCTGAGCCTGGCGTACAACATCGGCCCGGGCGCGTTCTGCGGCTCGACGCTGGTGCGCCGGCTGAACGCTGGCGATTACGCTGGCGCCTGCGCCGAGATCCTGCGCTGGGATCGCTTCCGTGGTGAGCCCCTGCGCGGCCTGACGCTGCGCCGGCAGGCTGAGAACCGTCTATGCCTGGGTACCCCATGATCAACCGCGCCCTCACCGCCCTGGCCACGGCCGCCGCCATCGGCCTGGGCGCCCTCAGCGTCACGCTGCTGTGGGAGTTGCGCGGCGCCAAGATCACACTGGCCCGAGAACGCGCAGAACGGGCTCAGGAGCGCGAGAAACTCGTAGCCGAGGCCCTGGCAGCCAGCGAAGCCGCGCGAGCCCTAGAAGCCCGCTGGCAGGCCGCTCACACGGAGGTGCAGACCGATGCCCAGAATAGAATCCGCGTTGCGTCTGCTGACGCCGCCCGCGCTCGCAGTGCTGCTGACAGCCTGCAGCGCCGCGCCGAAGTCATCGCTGCCCAGTGCGCCAATCCCCAGCGCGACAGTGCCGCCCCTGCCCTTGGAGGCGCGGCAGCCCAAGACCCCGGAGTTGTGCTCGCCAACCTGCTCCGAGGGGTTGCGCAAGCGGCTGGAGAGCTT